TATAAGATGGATCTCTTTTGTAAGTTAAAGTTGATGGTCCACGATATCTATATCTAATTTTATTTGCATTTTTGTGAGCAAATACTTCTTTGAAGTAAGGTAAATATTTTATCGGTATGTCTTTTGCAATTGACACTTCATCAAGTGGCGTAAGATTATTGCAAATCAAAGGATTTACAACTAAGTCAAATACTCTTTTTCTTCTATTCATTAAGCAATCCCTTCTTCTCTAACATCTTCATAATTTATCTTTAAAATTTCATTATATAATGATGGTTGTTTTGCAATAATGTCGTACATATGATCTCTAGGACTTGTGTCTAACATATCAATGAAGTTAGCAGCGGCAATAAATTGATTGCCTTTAATCAGATTGGCAACAGTCTCGTAATCTTGGCCGTCAATCTCATCTGATATAAATTGTAAAAGTTTGTTTTGTATAGTTTTTGTTTTCATAATGTGTCTTTCTTTTTTGTTATTATACTTATATAATACACTAAAAAAAAGCATAAATCAAGCACTTTCGGGCATTAAAAACCCTTATTTTCTGCGACTTTTAAAACTTTCGGGCATAAAAAAACCCTTGAAAATCAACGATTTAAGAGTGTCTTAAACTGTTGAAAAACAAGGGTTTTAGTAGGGGGTCCTAGGTATATTGCAATATTAACCCCTATATTTTACTCTTTTTTCATAAAATTGTCATCCCAACCGAATGCTTCTTTTACTAAATTGCCAGTAAAACCTTTATATTTGTTATTGATTTTTTTGTTTACAACTGTTACTAGAAACTCTGCTTCTTCAGCAGATAGTCCTTCTAACATTTGTACGAATAAAGTTTCTCTTTTGTTTTGTGTTAGAGAAGCGTCACCACCTTTTGTAAACATATATAATCTTTTTGCTTCTTGTTGCAAGATAGTATGTTCTGTTCCTATCGGGGCATCATTCGGTGTAAATGGTACATCACCTTTTGGTAATAACCATTCTATTTTTGGATCAAAAGCACCTTTTAAAATTTGTCTTAAAGCTATCGAATTATGATCCTTTAATACTTTAAGTTTTCTAGGTTTGTCTTTTGCGTTGTTTACTTTCATAGCAATCTCACTCATTAGAGGTGGTATGGCTCTACCGGCGTCTGCCATTGCCTTCATACCTCGTCTGTTTGCTAATGCTGGGTGGGATTGTGTTGGTTCTTGTTGTGTGTTAAATCCTTCTTGACTTGCAATTGTGCCGTCTGGATTTCTTCTTATTATTGCCATGTTATCTCCTTAACAGTTCTTTCGAAGTTAAAATTCATCTATAACTTCGATTAAAGTTTTAAGTTTTTTGTTTATAAAGTAACCTAGTATTTTATCTCTAGTTGCTACTTTAACATTACTAAACTCATCATTAATATTTGCCTCAATATCATGAGGTATACAACTTAAATCAATTAACTTTCGATTTCGATCGTAATTCTTTTGTTCTTCTTCGGTAAAGGTCATAAAAACTTCCTCTACCCAACTATTTATCTTTTTTTTGCTTAGAGGTCTTTGCCTTCTACCATCAACGAACACATTATCATCAGATAACACATTTGGTATACCATCACTTCGGTCACCTTTTAATATATGTTCTTTAATATATAGACTTGGATTTTCACCTTTTCCTACAAATTTATTGAGAACAGGATTATATTGTTTTACATTAGGACTATGTAATTGTATAAAGTCTTTATCACCTGATAGTATCAATACTTTTTTAGAATGATTAGGACCAACAACTCTTTTTATTCTTTTTATTGCAACAGCAATAATATCATCAGCCTCTGTTGTTTCTACTTCTATAACTTTGTAAGGTAAGAATGTTTTAATCTCATCCTTAATTCTGTGCAATATAGTAAATATAGCATCCCAATCGTGTTCAGATTTTTCACGATTTGCTTTTCGACCTGCTTTGTAATTAGGAAAGTACTCTCGTCTCCATACATTTTTACTATCACAAGCAATAACCATTTCACCATACTCTTTACGAAACTTTACATTGTGTGCTCTTAGTGAATTAAGAACCATATGTCGAACTAAATCTTCCGAAAGAGGTTCTGAATTTTTACCATTAATTTGAACCATGAGGTTCGATATCATTATTTGATTGAGGTCTACGATAATCATAATATTATTATATCAGGTTATTAGTCTGATGTCAAGCACTAATCCAAATTCATATCTGGATCAAACTCTATCTTTATTTCTGGTTCTTCTTCAACATTTTCTTTGAGTGGTTTCTTAGCACTTACTCTACTATAATTGATATCTGTAAGTTTTCTACCATCTGGTAAGTTATGTATTTTAGCAATTGCGTCTGTGATGGCGTGCATGGGGTGTGTTTGGTCAAAATCTCTTTTCAATAAAGCTTTGATTGTTTCAATTACTATAGCTAAATCTCGTAAAAACACATGACTTTTTGTATCAACAACATTGTCTTGAAGCACATGAATAATATCTAAAGTTAATCCTTCAGTTATTTGATCTATGAATTTGTGTTGTTTTATGTTTAGAGCTTCTTCGTCTGTTAAATCTACATTTGGTTTATTATAGACAACTCTATGAGCAGGAAATTTAATTAGTTTACCCATTACTTTTTTCTACCCTCTATTTGATCTATAAGGTCTTTTGCAGGCGACTTATTAAATCTCTCTGCTTTATTTCTTTTAGAAACTTCTAATCCTAATTTTAAAAGTTCTTCGTGCTTTGGCCATTCTTCGTCAAAGTACTTTATCTTTTTCTTTTCTGTAATTCCCTTTTTATCCATCTTATTGCCTGATTTGAAGTTGGTTTTCTAGTAACCATTCTTCTTATTGCTTTATATACTTTAGGATTTACATCCTCAGCAGGTTTATTGTTATCTACTACAATAAAGTTACTTGTGCCAAATAGATTTTGTAATTTACCTATGTTTTGTTGTATTTGTTTATGACTACTAATCACAACAGCGTCTGGTAGTTTTCTTGCTCTCATTTGATTTCTTTTAAGAGCAACTTCTAAACTTGTATTTACAAACACCATATGAACATCATAACCTATAAACTTCATTGTGTTTGCTTCTGATTCTATTCTTGCAACATCTCTTGCTGTACTATCTAATATAAGGCCTAAACGACCTTCTAGTGCTAATTTTAATTGAGTACCTGTTCTTGCTTTTGCTTTTTTTCGTATATCATCACGCCTTGCTACTTCTTTTTCATCATAGTTAGCAAAGTTTAATGACATCTTTTCTTTTTCTAAGGCTCTAGAAAAAACAGTATCACTATTGATAACCTTTAAACCCATACCTGATAATGTTCTTTCAGATACCCATGATTTACCTGAACCAGGACCACCTGCAAGAAAGAATGCCTTGAATATATTAGGGTCATAGACACCTTCAGCGATGTATTGTTGAAAATCTATCATACTACTATTTATTCATATGATTTTTCTTTTTTATCATAAATCGACCATGTTTTTTTAATAGTGTCATTTTTATCATCTAATTTTTTTAATTCGTAATATCTTAGTGCTTGTTTGATAGTTTGATTGCCATTTAAACTTTTAGATTTAAGTCTAGTAAATTCATTATATTCTTCTTCATTCACTAAACGACCTCTCCCTTAAAATTAATTTTACCTTCATTGATAAAGTGTTCTTTTAATTCATTATAACCACCAATGTGGTTATTTTCAATGACAATTTGTGGTATTGTTCTAACTTGCTTACCTAAAACTTTGTACAGTTCTTCAACTGATAAATCTTTTGTAACTATCTTTTCTTCGTATTGTAGACCAAGACTTTTTAATAAGTACTTGGCCTTATCACAATACGGACAATGTGGTTTACTATAAACTATAATCATATTTTATCCTCCAAGAGCATATGTTGATAATAATATTAATGTTATTAATAATAATGTTGAGTATATAAATGGTTTAAATGGATCTTTCATTTTCCTATGTCTTTTATCTCACTTTTAGGTATGACTTGATATGCACCTTTATTATAAGCAGGTGCAACTGTGAAATTTCTACTTTCTTCAAGTCGCCAATTATGATGAGGTTTTGTTGCCCCTTGTTTTAAACTGGTGCCGTGTGCCGGAATCGAACTGGCCACCTGATGATTACAAATCAACTGCTCTACCGAATGAGCTAACACGGCAGGCTTTTGAACTGATGTTGTTTCCCACCAGTTTGCAACTGCACTAAACTCTTTAGGATTAATCTTCTTATCAGGATCAATACCTTTACTAATTAAAAACTTTCTATGTTCTAGTCGAGCCTTCTTTAAACTTTCTGTTTCAGGTAGTTTCTTCTTCTTACTTCTACCTTGATGTACATAAAATAAACCCATTATAAACCTGCCATCTTAGATAATACCCATAATGAAATAAAGGTAAATATACCTAAAAAAATAATATATTTAATCATTTGCAATCCTTGTTCTTGTATTCGTCTGATTGTAAAGCACATTTATAATCTTTATCTGCTTGTAATCTTAACTCTGCTGAAATGCTATCTAATATACTAGGCATATTCTTAAATATTACATCAATAATATCTAATGACATACCATGTATTAATCTTTGTGTTTCTGAATTAAGTATTTCATTATAATTCATATCTGTGCCTTTTAGTGTCTCTGCAATTATGTGAGCAGCAGTAGCGTTATTGTAATCGTTTGCTTCAGCGTGTTTGATTTTAAATGTACAAGATACAAATAAAATACTACATAATATAATTATTATTTTCATATGTTTTTATATCTTATTATACTACAAATCAGTATAATAGTCAAGCACTCTTTTTCGATTGTTCATTTTTAAAGTCTTTTAATAACATAAACGCTATATTTTGACCATAATCATGATAATAACTTTTATCAGAATACGGTGTACCGTCATTATCAAACTCATCATCATAAGTCCAAAAGTATTCTTCATCAGCTACGATAAAAACTTCGGACATATGAAACTGTGTAGGATCATGATTTTTATCCTTTTCATAATCTGCATACTTTTTATCGGCATCTTCTTTGAGAGAAGGAATAGCGTCTTTCATTTTAAAAAGCTCAGAGTATGGTACGTTTCTATAAAGAGTCCATGAATTGGCAAATGTGCCATAATTATCTTCACGATCCCAATAGTGTCTAGAATAAACTACATGAAACATTAAGCGTATGCCTCTTTTGAGATTTTTGACATATCAATTAACCCAATTGCATTAAATACACATTGAGCGATACCAACTTTATCTGATAAATCATAGTGAAAGATTTTGATATCAGAATATTTGTAAGTTTCTAACAAAAAGTTTTTGAAATTAACTGTCTCTTTGTGTGAGTAAAAAGACCATGAGTCCCATTTACCTTCGTGTGATTTGTACACGATTTTGTACTTTTCTTTTTTAATCATATCTATACTATAACAGAGATTTGGTCATATTGCAAGCAAATAACCAAAAAAAATAAAATAAAAAAGTCAATAAAATCAATGATTTTGAGGGGGTATTAGGAATAATTTGATTTGTTTCACTATATGAAACACTTTTTACACACCTTGGGCGTGAAAATGCTTTAGTTTTGTTCTACTTTTGTTCTTTTCTACCGATACCTCTAAAGTAGTGCTTTGAAGGTTCGTATCTATGAGACACATTATCATACCACCACTTAGAGGCAGCGATTATTAGGACTTTTACCTGTGCCATAATCACGCCTTAGTGTTGTGAAGTTTGAGATATCAAATCAAATTTCGGATTGGGTAATGCTAAATCAGCTTTACTTATTCCTATTTAGACAAATTAATTTTTTGACAATTTTTTGAGCGATTCTCTCAAAATTTTTGAGCCACCAATACGAACATTGATAATACCATTATAGTAATCATCAGTCTCTAAAACTTTTCTTTCAAACTGTTCTTGTGCCTCTATATAACTTGCAACACCTCTACTAGGACAGTAGTATAGTATTTCTCTAGTGAATCTATGTTCACCTAGTTTAATTACATCATCTTGTAATTGTTCAGACGAACCCCAATAAGTTTTCCAATCACTTTCTTTTGTGCCTCGTCTTTTATTCTTTCGACCTTTGAGTGGTTTCTTTGTAGTTTTGAATTTTGCTAACTTCTTACCTACATACTTCTTATCATTATTAAGATTAGTTATTAAATAAACAAAAGCTTCACAATCTTCTGGCAGTTCTTCAACTACTTTACCTTCATAGGTCCAGTTAGTCCCAGTTTTCATCTATATCTGTTATCGTTTCTTCATGTTCTTCATGTTCCTCACCACAGAATGGACAAAACTGCTCAATATAATCTTCTGGTAAATCATGTTTTACAATATAATTAGCAGAGCAGTTATCACATACTGTCTTTAGATTGGGATTTGATGTCATAGTTTAAATCCTTTAAATGTTTCTGTTTCTACATCTTGTTTAATACCACCCACAACATAACTTTCGATTTCAGTTTCTTGTGGTGCATTTTGTAGACCACGACTATTCAACCAATGT